AAAGAAAGAGATAATTGGGATTACCCTATGGAATATTATATAAACGGACACATTAATATAGAAATATGAGCGATAAAAAATATACGCAAACATCAACTTTTTTGTTTCCTCTTTTGGAAATACCTAAACAATTATTTAGATGCGATGTTACTAATAATTTTAATAAAAGAATTATGACTACAAGATTCTCTAACGCTTTTATGTGGGACGAAGATCTAGAGTTTGATTTTAATCACGAGCCGTATATTTTTATAGTACTAAAACCTTACAGAGATTATAATTTTGAAGAATTTTATTCAACAATAATATCTATGGCAACCTATGTGGACGAATACGAAAAAGACGATTTTATTGTTATGGTATTTAAGATACCTGAAAAACATTTGGATCAATACAATCTTTTATTAGAAGGTAAGTATTCTAAATTGTCTCCAGAAATAAAAGGACTTATATTAAAGAACAGTTTCTTTAAATTAAATCCTAACATTCTTCCTCGTATTTTAAGCAGATGTCCTGAACTTAGAAAAAGCTGGGAAAAAGCCCTTTCTTCTTCTGAAAATGATCCTGTAATTTTAGGAGACCAAGAAGTATGGTCCATAATAGATAAAAATAAAGAAGGCCTTAGTAGTAAAACGTTAAAACAATTAGGAGTAACGCAGAAACTAAATCCTGCAAAAGAATTTGATAACTAATATGAAATATAAAAAACAATTCTGGATAGACACCCTGGGAAAAGGGTGGGCTATCCAGTTACAAGAATTATTAAAAACAGAATATGGTACTTCTAAATTAATGGGTTTTGTTGGAGCAGAATATGCTATGAACAAAGTAAAACCTAGTAAAGAAAACATATTTAAAGCTTTTAAACTTTGCCCTTGGGAATCTACCAGAGTTGTTATTATAGGCAAACAGCCGCACAGAAACATAGAAGCTGCTAACGGTTTAGCATACGGAAATGAATTTGTAACACAGTTTTATTCTCCTGTTATTACTAGAATTTTTGAACAAATAGAAAGAGAATTTTATGACGGTTTACATGTAGGTTTTGATTTTAGTTTAGAACACTGGGCTAGCCAAGGAGTACTTTTATTAAATAAACAGTTAACAATTAGAGAAGAAGATAAAGGCGAACATACTAAGCCTTGGGGTAAATTTATATCTGCAGTTTTAAATGCTTTAAACGAGTATAAACCAGGTACTATTTACATTTTATGGGGAGAAGAAAATCAAAAACTAAAACCTTTTCTTGAAAAAAATAATTACGTTTTGACTTTTGATGACCCTAAAAATTACGTCTATCCTAAAAAAGACTGGCATTGTCCTAATTTTAAAGAGGCCAATGTTATTTTAAATAACTTATATAAAGAAACTATAAAATGGTAGAAGAAAAAATTATTATCAAGACTCAGTACTATGAGAATTACAATGTAGGGCCCAAAGGGTTTAATACTTATGGAGACAAAAAACCAAATTGGAAGCCTAAAGGAGGTTATAATTTTGTAATAGAATTAGAAACTGATTTATTGCTTTATACAAAAAGTGTAGAGGCTATATTTGAAAAAATGATTTCTAAGCATAATACAGAGGCAGAAAAGTTTGAGTATAGAGACTATGAAATTGTTTATGAAGAACCTAGAGTTTTAGGAACTAAAGAAGATTTTTTAATTTTGTTAAAAGAAGAATTAGAATACGAATCATAAAATAAAAATCATGGAAAACAAAGAAGAATTAGAAGCTACTATAGCTTCTTTAGAATCGCAATTAACTGGCGACATGTTTCAAGATATGAATATTAAGGATGAAATTCATAACTTACAAATGAAACTAAAAGGAATTAAACCTATGGATAGCCATATAGATTGCATTGGTTGTGGATCATAAATAAAAGTACATATGACTGAAATAAAGAAAGTCAGTAGAAAAGCTATGGAAATCCGATTGTCAGAAAGAAGTAGCGATTATATCTCGCCTTCTTTTGGTTTCGGTTGTTTACTTAAATGCTCCTACTGTTATATGAAAAGGCATCTGCCAGAAGGCCTTACTGTTGCAAAAAACTATGGCGATATACTAACAGCAATTAACAATCATGCATATTTTTATGCTGATGTAAAAAAGCCTAATCAAACGGATCCTGAGTATGTTACTTATGACATTGCTTGTAACGAAGATTTTGCTTTACATGCTAAATACCACGAATGGCAAAAAATATTTGAGTTTTTTGTAGAGCATCCTATTGCTAAAGCAACGTTTGCTACTAAAATAATTCCTACTAAGTTCTTAGAATTTAATCCTAAAAAGAAAGTAAGAATTAGATTTAGTCTTATGCCGCAAATAATCAAAGAACAATTAGAGCCTAATACTCCAGATATTATAGACAGGATTAAATCAGTAAATAAATTTATTGAAGCTGGGTATGAAGTGCACTTAAATTTTAGTCCAGTAGTTGTATTTGACAATTGGTTAAAACATTATGCTAAGTTATTTGCTTTATGTGATGCTTATATTAAAGAAGAGTATAAAAAAGATGTACTGTCAGAAGTCATCTTTTTAACTCATAATGAAAATAAACACAACTATAATGTAGCTAATAACGTATCGGGAGAAGATTTATTGTGGCAGCCTAAAAAACAAGAAGTAAAAACTTCTCAATATGGAGGTAAAAATATTAGATATGCTAAAGGATTAAAATCTAAGTATATAAAACATTTTACAAGTCTGCACGATGAAATAATTCCGTGGAATAAGATTAGATATATTTTTTAAATTAATTCAGAGAGCTCAAGGGCTCTCTGAAAAAATTTTACGGCTTAGTAGTTATCTTCTTCTAGTGCCTCTATATATTGAACCACAGTGTTTTCGTTATCTGGCTGCTGGTCTTTAAATATAAGAGCTAATCTTTCTAATAAAGTAAACTCTTCATCATCTTGTTTTTCTTTTAATAAATCATAAGTATAAGAATCTATAATTTGATTTTTTAAGAAATTATTTTTTAAATCTGGGAATTGACTTTCGTAAATACTTTTGTATCCAGGTATTTTTTTAACAACCCATTTGCCTGCATGGGTCCATCCTTTGTACATTCCACCTTTATAAGGTGTAAAATTAAATATTTCTTTAATATCTATTAAATCTTTTACAGTTCTTACACCAACAACAGGCTCATCAATAATTTGTAGTAATTCCCCTGTGTTTAATAAAGGTTGACCAGCAGCTTGTTCTAATAAGACTCTGTTCATTTGGTATGCTGCTAGTTGCAACATCATATTTTCGTCATCATCGTCTGCCGCTACATTTACCATAGCAGATATAAGAGCTACAACTTGTAAATAAATAAGATCCAAAGTTGCTTTTTTAACTCCTCGTTTTTTAGCAGGACTAGCTATATTTTTATAAGCAGAATAAATATCCCAAGGAGTGAGATTCTTACCTTTAATTATATCTTGATATATAAAATCTCCTGCAGCAGGGTATATACCCATCTCTTCTTCTCCAGTAATAAAGTTTACTTTTTTCTTAGTAAATCTAGAATCTATCATATTTATAAACCATCCACGGTGCATAAGTACAAAATCTCCATATACTGTACGAGCTAATGCTCCTTTATCACTTTCTGATAGCGTACCGTCTACTGTGTTAGCCACATGGTTAACTTGTCCCACAGCCGCATTTTCTACTCCATCAGTAACGTATCGTTTAAACTCTGGTTTTACTTGTAGAATACCGTCTACTACCTCATAAGCATTGTATAGACTTTTGTCTCTATACTCTTTCCATTTTTTGTTAGCTTCTTTTTTAGATATACCTTCTTTTTCAGATTTTTCTAAAAAGTTTTTTTTGTTTATAAAGTTACCGTCTACTAATCTTATGTTATCGTAAATAGACAAAGCTACTCTACCTTTAATAGCGTAGTCTGCAGTACGATAATTTAAAAACATAAGATCTCTACTAGTAACATCAGACAGTAGTTTATTTTTATTAGTATTTCTAAGCATTTTACTAAGCTCTACAACTCCATTACGTTGTAATAAAAGATGCATTTTATTTGTCTGTCTTTTTTTAGGAACTTCTTGTAAGACATGCAATATATTTTTAGCATACTCTCCTCTTGCCCAGTTTTTAGATTCTATTGTAGTGTATAATCCTATTTGATCTTCTATAGTAGAATCAATAGATCCTTTTAGATAACCTGCAGTAGAAGTAAAAGGATTTAAGGCCAAGTTATTTAAAGAAATATATTTAGAAACTTTTTGAGCTAACTTAGTAAAAGAAAAAGATTTATTAGCAAGGTGCAATTTTCTAGTAAGAGGAGTATCTTTTACTGTTACACTAACATCTTTTTTTACTATGCCGTAAACATTTTGATCTAACATGTTTTGCAATATTTTAAAATCTCTAGAAACTATACCTTCTACTTGTTGTTTTCCTTTTTGGTATTTTCTTCTGCTTAAAGCACTAGAAATAGTATATACATCACCTGCTATAGTGTTCATGGATTTAAAGTTTTCTGCCATCTCAGAATACACAGTATAACTTCTAGTTAAATCTCTAGATAAATTTGCAGGATTATCAAAACGTTGGTTAAAATATATAGGAACCATTCTATTGTTTAGTGCAGATATTTCTCCAAATTGAGTATCATCTTCGTCAATAAAGAAAGCTTCTTTTACAGTCTCTCTCATATTAGTTAAAAAAGACTGATTGTTATCAGTAAGTTTTTCTAAAAATTGAGCTCTTATTCCTGGCAATAAATATATAGAAGCAGAAGTTCTATATTGCGTAGGTAATTTAGAAAGAGCCTCTGTTTTAGTGTCTACTAATAAATCATAATAATTTTTAACTGCAGGATCTTTCATTAATTCTGCAAATCTAGGATTTAGAGCTTTAGGTTTTCTTCCTGTAATGTTTCCTTCAGCATCAGAACTTAAAAGAGAGTTTTCTTTAAAAAATGCTTTAGTAACTCTTTCATAAGTTTTTAAATCTTTTTCAGAAAGTTGGCTAATATCAAGAGCTTCATAACTATCGTAACCTAATTCTTTTGCAAGTTTTTCTTGCATTTTAGATCTTTC